TACGTTGCTCGGTGTAGTAAATCATGGTTCACTTCATAGTCATAAGTTTCGTGGTTGGAGCTGGATGAGAGAAGTAGATAACACTTTAATAGGAATTTCATAATGAAAATGTGGATAGAAGAAGTATTTGGTGCGATAATGTTGTTTGGTATGGTTTACATAACAGCAGTCATTGTTTTGAGTTTATAAATTATAGAGAGATAAAAAAATGGAAGTATCAATATTAGAAAATTTTCTTGTGGAAGTACAAGGAATGAAAGAAGATGACGCACGACTGAAGGTTAGTGCAGAATTGGAAACTATTGAAGCAGAATATAAAGAATATCAAGAAGCTGGAAAATATGGTTTGTATGTTCATGGTATTACAAAAGATGAAATAATCCGAAGGGAGATAATCAGAAAAAATAATATTCGCAAAAGTACTGGGAAATTTGGTATGAAAAATTATGTTCCAGATAGTAGAAGAAGAATGTCGGCTGCAAGTGATGCAATTCTTTTTCCAATATTGGAAGGTATTGTATATAACTAAATTATAGAGAGAGTATATTATGAGTATGGAATTACATACATTGAGAGCAGTAAAAATTACCCAAAACATATTTGAACTTAATAGGGTAAATAGAGAACTTGTCGCAGTTCGTAAAATTGTCGCCGAGTTAGAAATCAGAAAAGATGAACTAATAAATTTATAAAGATTTAGAGCCTAAGCATTCCGTGAATGTTATGTGAGCTAGTCGCAATTAAGTCCCTTTCATTTAAGAGATGAAATTCAATTGCACACCAAAGTCAGTGATGTTAATTCTATGAATTAGTGGACTCAAGACTTTAGGCGTCGAAGGCCAAGGATGAGCTCATGGTTCTTTTTTTTACACAACTTTATTATAACTATTATGTGGGTATCAATAATTCTTTTTACATTTTCGTTGGGCGGACAAATAGACCAGCACTTCAAGAGTAAAAAATTATGCTGGGAGTTTTACGAAAATCATCCTCTACTCTACAGACAAATAGATGAAGCCTTCCCCAAAGATTATTATGTGAAATTATACAATAGTGATGAACACGGCCTCGTATGGATAACTTGTAATAAGTTGTCAGGCCTGAGGGGAAACGACATTACTAAATTTCCAGTGAACGTACCACTACCAACTCCAAAATAAAATGTATAGACCATTACCAGATTATGTGGCAATAAGAGAATCGCTCATTGATGGCTTTGGTCTTTTTGCTACTAAATTAATATCAGCAGGAACTTATATTGGTGTAGTTCATTATACTAATGACAAGCACCCCGAAGGTATTACACGAACACCACTTGGCGGATTTGGTAATCATTCAGATACACCAAACTGCTTTAAAGTAAAACTAGAATATGACAATGCTTGGATAGGTGCTATAAGAGATATAGAGCCGAACGAAGAGATAACTTGGAAATACACCCTTTATGAGATAGTATAATGGCTAAGAAAAAAACAGCAATAGAACGTAAAAAAATTGCACCTGTAAAGAAGAAACGCAAAATCTCAGAAGAAGCAAGAGAGAAAATGAGAGAACGTCTTGCTGCAATGAGAGCCAAGAAGAAACCAGCAGATTATAAGAATATAGCAAAGTCTGTTTTGGATCTTCCAGACGATGACAAGTATTCTTTTAAGAACGTCAAAGAGTGGATTAAACACTCAAAAGATTTGGTTTCAGAATATAACAAAGTTGCTCGGAGTCGGGCATCTTCTTCACAAGCAGCACAGAAAGCATCTAATGCTGCTGACCACAAGAAGGTCTATATTAGAGAACTTGAGAATTATCTAAAGTCGGGCGATTACATCAGTTACTTCTCTGGACAAGATGAAAATCAGAAGGTGATACCACGTTGTATAGCGATGTCTTTTTATCCTGACGGGCGTCCTAAGAGGTCTGAAGGCGTGTTCTATGATGATATTGCTACAGTGTGGACAAGAGATATGGATGAAGATATGTTTCCAGATATGCGAGAAGATACAAATTATGTTCCTAAGAAATCTGGAACGGTCGCCATAACTGACAGACAATTTGATGATTCGTTATAAATCCCCTCTTGACAGATAAATAATTATATGGTATAATATAATTAACGATTAAAGTGATGATTGGGGTAATCGTAGGAACACGCTTTCTCTCCACATGCTAGATGATAAAAAGTAGTCTTTCAGCTAGTTTGTTTAAAACAGTGTTCATCTCATACTATGAAAACTGATAATCAAAGTGTCCAATCATCACTCAACTTTTTAGGAACTTATGACAAACGAAATATTTACAAGACTTATCGCAATCATCGCACGTTTTGATCAAGGTATAACTGAAGCAAAAGGTGGAGAAGGTATTGACAAGCCTGCAATCCGAGAAGCCAAACTAATTTTAAGTTCTGACGATAATACTTCTTTTGTGTATGATCTAAATCATAATGATGCAGCAGAAGTTGTTGGTCAATTTTCTCTTTTCAAAAAAGGAGAAGATCAAGTTGTTACTCCAATTCCTCTTGTGGGGTTGGTTCAGGACGGAAAAATTGAAGGTATATCTACAAAGGATATTTTATTAAATTAAATAAAAGGATATTATGACATTAAAAATTGATTTCGGTGAAAGTGATTTTGCTCCAGAAGAAACACCTAAAGCAGCAGGTGGTACTGAACTTATGCAGAAGTGGTTATTTTCTCGCATTGATCCAGAACTGAAGGATTACTTTCAATGGGTCGCTTCTCGTAAAAGAAAGTTAGAAGATAAACCAAGATTGTTTTGGGCTCATGACCTTGCCCAAGATCCAGAAGTTGCATTTCTTAAAGAACACAAGAATATGTTAGACTTTGAAAAGATACTCTTTGTCAGTAACTGGCAACAGTATCAGTATGGAGTTTATCTTGGCGTTCCCTATGATCACGGTGTCGTTATTCAACACGCCATAGAACCCATTCCAGAACATGAAAAACCCAAAGACAAAATATCTTGTGTCTATATGAGCACACCTCATCGTGGCCTAGAGATTTTACTTGCTTCTTGGAAACATCTCAAAGAAAATAATAAATCTGAAGAAGTTCAATCCGCTGAACTGAATATCTTTTCCAGTTTTAAGATATATGACAGACCTCACATGGATGAGCAATATCGTCATGTATATAAACAAGCCGAAGATATGGATGGTGTCAATTATCATGGTTCAGTATCCAATGACCAGATTAGAGAAGAACTTACCAAGAATCACATCATGGCCTATCCATCGGTTTATATGGAAACTGCTTGTATCTCAGTAATGGAAGCTATGAGTGCAAAGTGTATGGTAGTGTGTCCTAATCTTGGTGCCCTTCCAGAGACTTGTGCAAACTTTGCTTGGATGTACGGATATGAGCCAGGGCCTGAGAAACATATTGCGGTGCACTCACATATTCTTGGAAAGGCTATTGAGTCGTACAGGAAAGATGAAACAGAAACTTTGTTGAGTTTACAGAAGACATATTTTGATACTTTTTATAATTGGGATATGCGAATGAATCAATGGAATCAATTTCTTGAATCCATTAAACTGAGAATAGAAATGGGTAAAAATGATACTACTTGATTATAGTCAAACTGTGATTGGTTCTTTTATGGCCATGGGCAGAGGTAAACCAGTTGTGGAAGAAGATCTGTTAAGACACACAATACTTAATTCAATCAGATTGTTTCGTAATCAGTTTGCAAAAGATTATGGAGATATGGTTATTTGTTGTGATGGTAAAGACAATTGGAGAAAGAAAGTATTTCCAGAATATAAAGCAAATCGTAGAAAGAACAGAGAGAATGATCCTACAGATTGGAAAACTCTCTTTGAACTATTACACGAAATGAGAGAAGATTTGACTAAATACTTTCCATATAAGGTCATGCACGTAGATACTGCAGAGGCTGATGACATTATTGGTGTTCTCATTAACACGTTGGCTGAGGATGACAAACTTCCACCTACTCTGATACTGTCCAGTGATAAAGACTTTATTCAGTTACAAAAGCATAAAGAAGTTAAACAGTGGTCACCACTTCAGAAAAAGTTTATAGTGGGTGATGCTGCAGAATCTTTGTATGATAAGACCATTAGAGGTGATACTGGTGATGGTGTTCCCAACATCCTTTCCTCGGATGATACTCTTATTACTGAAGGAAAACGTCAAACTCCTGTAACCAAGAAGAAAATGGAAATGTGGAGAGGCCAAAAACCAGAGGAGTTCTGTAATGAGTCTATGCTCAGAAACTATCATAGAAACAAGACAATGGTTGATTTGGACGAGACTCCAGACTCAATTCGTATAAATATAGTTAATCAATATAAAAATCAAGAAGCTGGTAACAGAAGTCAGCTCTTGAATTACTTTGTTGATAACAGATTGAAAAACCTTATGGAAGTAATTGATGAGTTTTAATTATGACAACAACGAGTTTACCAACAGTCTTTAGTGAGATTGCAAAAGCATCCACCAAGAAACAAAAAAAGGAAGTATTATTAAAACATGATTGTTTTGCGCTTCAGCAGATATTAAAAGCAGCATTCGATCCAAACATAAAATTTCTCTTACCGCCGGGTGCACCCCCCATAGCCAAATTTAAAGGAGACACGGATGAACCAAATCCAACGTATCTACACTTTCATATTAGAAAGCTGTATTTGTTCGTTGAAGGTCAATCCCCCGAAAATTTGAGTAACATGAAAAGAGAAACAATATTTACAGAAATCTTGGAAGGTATACATCCTTCTGAAGTAGACCTTCTTCTGCAAGTGAAGGATAAAAAAATAAAATGCAGAGGATTAACTTTTAACCTAGTAAAAGAAACTTTTCCTAATTTATTACCATGATAAAAAGTTTAGAAGAGAGAATAGTCAATTTAACCAAAGTTTCTACAGACAATGTGCAAACAACTGTTGAAGCTGAACTACGGCAATTGGAAATGAAGGGTGGAGTACCGATACAAATTTCGGTAGTTCTTGCTAAGGAAGATGATTTTCAATTTACTATGGATTGGAATGCTACCATGTCAAAATTTTCCACTACAATAGATGGAATAAAATGGTACAGTGATTTTGATTACTCCTTATACAACCCTCCACTATGGGAATCTGGCAACATCGCTAGAGCTCCTCGCCGCGGCAGAAATTCTCCTATTTAAGTTTAAGCAATGGACTATCGTGCTTAGATATAACTTACTTAAAAGAGGGATATGAAAATATTCGCAGCCCTTATTGGGCTTCTTACGCTGTGGACTACTGCATTAAATTCAGGAACCACAAATCAATTTTGGATTGCACCAATATCTGACCAACAGGCAACAATATTGTCTCCATTACGCATGACTACCAATGGAAAGACATTAGTTGTACAAATGGTAAATTCAAAAGAACTAGAGTGTATGTCAAAAAATATATATTTTGAAGCAGCACTAGAATCTACTGCTGGAAAATTAGCAGTAGCACAAGTCACTATTAATCGTGTGAATTCAAAGCAGTATCCAAATACTGTTTGTAAAGTTGTTTATCAGGGCAGGCATTACAAATCTGGACTACCAGTAAAACACCAATGCCAATTTAGTTGGTATTGTGATGGTAAACTGGATAAACCTCATACTGGTGCAATGTGGCGAGAGTCTAGTGAGATTGCTGTGTATGCATTGACGACTCCTGACTTAAAAGACATAACGGATGGAGCAACTCATTATCACGCGGACTATATTAGTTCACCTAAATGGGCTGACCCACACCGTAAAACAGTAGAGATTGATACACATATTTTTTATAATAAAGCAAGAAAAGACTTGACAAAGACGCTGTAAGTCTGTATAATAGTATATGAAGAGTGGGGATTTCTCCCCACTCTAACTCTAATTGAGATTGATTATGACAACGATTGAAAAAAGAATAACTGAGATAGTTGAACATGCTCTTCATTGTGAAGAGACAACTTATGCTGTTGAGGCTCTGACAGAATTACTTAATACAAGTTATTCTGAGGGGTACGAGTTTGCCCGAAACGAAAAGTCTTTGATTGAAGAAGTATCTAACGCACTAGCCGCCGACTGAACATTATGAACATCTTTTATCTTTCAAAGAACTGGAAACGAGCAGCTGGAATGCATTGTGATAAGCACGTATGCAAGATGCTCATTGAATACGCGCAACTGATGTCAACAGCTCACAGAGTTCTTGATGGTACGCAATATTACGACAAGACTAAAAATGGTCATAAGATTCAACGATGGCTACATCCAAATCCAAAACTAGAACGTGAACTTTATAAGGCAAGTCACATAAATCATCCAAGTAATATATGGCTGAGAGAAAACGAAGAACATTACACTTGGTTGTTTTTGATGTTTAATGAACTGTCTAAAGAATACACTAGAAGATACGGAAAGACACACGCATCTTGGAGTAAACTGAATTGGATTCTAGGATTTCCCCCAAAAAATATAGTTCAGAAAAAGTGGGAAGACCCACCCCAATGTATGCCAGACAGTTGCAAGACTGATGATGTAGTAGAGGCTTACAGACAATACTATATAAAAGAGAAGAGTAGTTTTGCTAAATGGAAATCTGGTGGAACGCCAAAGTGGTTTACACAAGGTATACCTACTTATACTTAAACTGAACATAACTCATAAGTAATAATATATTATGTATAACGTGCTATATTGAACATAATATATCATATGTTATTATTTAAGATCACATCTACCAATACTTATACATCCACAA